CTTGTCCTTCACGACCCGGATCACCCGGCCCGCAAGGTCCACATCGCAGACCCGAAGCCCCATCGCCTCGCCGTATCTCAGGCCGGTCTCAAACAGCGTGTGGTACAGGGTGGACCGGCACGACCCGAACCGACGAGCCGCAGCGTGAGACCCCTCAGCGACCCGTGCCGCCTCGATCAGCCGCTTGACCTCATCGCGGGTGAATGCCCGAGCCCCGGCCCCCTTGTCGCTCATGCGGACTTTCGGGGTCTGGACCTCGCGGAGCGGGTTCGCATCCCACTCGCCGACCTGGACCAGCCACTTCCCCATTGCCCGAATCTGGCTCATCCGGTTCCGCATGGTGGCCCCGGACAGCCCGGCAGCCCCGAGCTTGCCCAGCCATTCCACGCACGCCGGCGGGGTCAGGTCGTTCGTCGATCTCCAGTTCATCAGCTCGGCAGCGGCTTCAATCACGAAAGACCCCTTGCGGCAGTTGTACGGATCGAGCCGCAGCACTTGGACGCGGTAGCCCTCGAAGTCCGGGATTGCCCTTTCAAGCCACATGGCAACCTGCACCATGACCGCACCAGCACCAAAGACCAGCCGAAATCGCACAAACCAGCGCAAGTTATTGAATGCTCACACCTTATCGGGTGGATTCGTCGCCGTTATCGGGGGCAGACAGCAGGAGCAGTGCGTTCCTCTGGATCTCGACAGCCAACAAGCCCAACACCCGGTCTCGCGGCAGCCCGTCAGTCACAACCGCCGCCTCCACCGCCCGGCGGATCGTATCCGTGAACTGCTCCGCCCGATCGTCTTCATCCCGATCTCGCATGATCCACCTCCGCCCCGCGAGTCTACCCGCAACCGCCCAACAGCAGAACCACCAACCACGCCCGATATCATGAATCCCTAGAGCAAACACGGAGTATTGTGCAATCTCCGATAAAATCAGGAAATGGCTTGAAGCATGGCCATAAGTCTGCGTTATGATGATCGCAGAAGTGAACATGCTGGCCCACGAGTCAGTGTCGGCTCAACGCCCCAAAACCACGCCAGAAACGGCGTTTTTCCGGATTCGCTCGTTTGCGGGCGTTTGGGGGACGGGTCATGGCTGACTATTGGGTGTCCCCAACTGCCACTTCTGGGGCTGGATCGTTCGCTGATCCGTGGACTCTCGCGCAGTTGGGTGGGGCCACGATCGGCAACGATGACCGCGTTTTCATCATCGAGGGCTCATACACGCTGGCCGGGACAAGCGGCCTCACGCTCTGCGCGTCCGGTGAGTCCCAGTGCCAGTTCATCGTGGTGAAGGCGAACGGTGACTTTGATCCTGACGCTCGGGCGGTCATCGACGCGACGGCTGTGACCTCTGGGGTGGCGATCACCTTCGAGGGCGACAAGTCTCAGGTCTTCGGCCTCGTGGTCAACGGGTGCAACGGGTCAAATGGCATCCTGGTCGATGCGGACGACTGCTGCCTCGTGTGCTGCGCGGTGACGGATTCGACCGGGGTTGGCATCAATGTCGTCGGGAACGGGAACAAGCTGATCCTGTGCCGATCCGAGGACAACAACAACGACGGGTTCATCATCTCGACGGCCACCTCTGGCCTGTTCGTCCACTGCATCAGCAATGACAATGTGTCGGACGGCTTCACGGTCGCGGCTTCGTCGGATCGGGTGCATTTCGTCCGCTGCATCGCCTACGGTAACAACAACACGGGCTTTACCCTCGACGGGAACTGCTCGGCGATCCACTGCACGGCCTACAACAACGGCTCCCACGGCTTCTGGTGCGTGGACGACCACAACCTGCTTGTGAATGTCGCCTCGTGGGACAACGGCGGGTTCGGGCTCAACTTCGACGAAGAGACCAGCCAGGCCCGCGACATGGTGATCCGTCCCTTCATCGGGACCGGGGCCGACGCGAACACTTCCGGCCCGTTCGACGCGGACGATGGCGGCACGGATACGGGCGTGTGGGACTACACGGGCATCATCGCGGCTGCTCTCGGGGGCGACGGTGCATCACAGACCGGCGTTGTCTTCGGACCCGTGGGTGGCCTTGCGACGGTCGCGAGCGGGACAGACCTGACTCCTGTGACAGGATCGCCCATGATCGACGCTGGTGTGGCTTTGCCCTACACAGCTCGGGGCGACAACACGATTGATCTCGGTGCCATTGAGTCGGCTGGCAATGCTGCCGCTGGCGGGGCTCTCAACCCGAACATTCTGGGGGTCATGTAATGCCAGTCAAAGGCGAAGCGGTCACGGTCTACTATCAGGCGATCAACACCAACGATGGCACGCCCCGCACGGGTGACTCGGCGAATCACGCCCTGCGGGTCATCAATGACGGGGTTCTCTCGACCATCGCGGCCAGCCCTGCCGAGGTCGATGCGACCAACGCCCCTGGCATCTACCGGATCACGGTCGCTGCGGGCGAGAACACGGGTGTCATGTCCGGGGTCGTCGGCAAGTCCAGCACGAGCAACACGATCCTGAGCCCGGTTCAGTGGACGAATGAGGTCAATGTGGCCCAGATCGACGCGACCGGACGCGGGGTCATCGAGACCGCCATCGAGAACAAGAAGAACGATGTTGCCGACGCGGTTCTTGGCCGGAATGTTTCCAATGTCGAGGCAACCGCCCCGGTTCACACGCTCGCGTTCCTGATCCTGGCTCACACCGAGTCGTCGGTCTCGAACACGGTCTGGACGATCAACCGGACGGACGGCTCGACCGCGTTCACGACGCGGACGCTGACACTGGATTCGGACGCTGACCCTGTTGTGGGGATCGACTGATGGCCGTCGCCGCGTTCAGTTCGGCTTCGGTGCTGGCCAGTGGTCGCGGCTTGACCGTGGCCTGGTCTGCCCCTGCTGGAGACTGGGACGCGCCCTCGTTCTATCAGCGCGGTGACCGCCTGCCGACCCTGACGATCACCCGTGGAGCCACGAACTACACGGTCCCGGTGCTGTCATCGCTCGGGTTCGACGCTCAGAACAACTCGGCCCCGCTCGAAGCCACCTACTCGAACGCCGCGAACCACCTGTTTGCCCTTGGCTTGTCCGCTGTTCCGGGTGAAATCATCCTCGACACCGACACGGTGACGATCGAATGCCCGTTTGGAACCTACTTCGACGAGTCCAACAACGAGACCGCCGCGATCCCGGTTGGAACAGCTGTGACGAACGGAAGCACCCAAGACACGCTGCCCGGTGGCACGGGCTCGGGGACCACGCCCGGAGACCTGCGGACGGTGCTGATGTTCCCGTTCGGCGTTGCCCCTGCGGTCGGCGAGGCCGCTGTGTCTGCTGTTCAGGTGGCCGCTGCTGGCATTGACCGTGCAACGGTCAGGAAGGTTGGCGACCGATGAGCCGCCGCGTAGCAACTGGCACTGTCTTCGAGGGCGAATCCGCCGTGAACCTTGCCCGTCTGGTGGCTGCGGACGGTTCAGCTCTCAACCAGTCCTCGTTCCAAGACTCCGTAGCCCTCAAAGTCTTCGATGTGACCGCCGACACGCCGCCTAGCGAGGTCTGGACCACGACGCTTGCCAAGGGTGATGTGGTGTTCTCGACGCTCCAGACGGACGGGTACTGGACGATTGACGGCATCGGCTACAACTTCCGCCACACGGTCCCTGCCGCGTCCGCGTTCCCCAAGGGTGGTCGGACCTACCGGTGTGAGTACACGCTGACCGGCATCGACAACGCCAAGATCCGGGTGGTCACCGAGATCCGCACGGAGGCGATTCTGTCGTGAGCAAGGCCAAAGACCCCATTTTCACGCCCGAGATGAACCGCGTGGTCGCTGCCTTTGAGCAATGCGACGACCTGCGGTCTGCCGCGCTGCAGTGCGACATCAGCCCCAAGCAGGTTGCGGACTGGATCGAAGAAAACGCCGCGTTCCGGTACAAAATCGACCTGATCGAGTCTTTGAAGTCCAGCAAGCGGAATGTCTGGGAGGACGAAAAGCTCTCGGACTACCAGCGACGGTATCTGGGGGCTCTGGCGATGACTGGCCGGGTGGCCCATTCCGCCAAATGCGCTGGCATCACCCCGCAGGCCGTGACCAAGTGGCGTTCTGACGAGTACTTCGTTGCTGCCGAGTCGCTGGCCCGCCGCCTATCGGTTGAAGTCCTCGAAGATGAGATGTTCCGCCGCGCGAAGGAGTGCGGTTCAGACCGGCTTCTGGAGTTCGCTTTGAAGGGCAACATGCCCGAGAAGTACGCGAACGCCGGTGGCGGCCCAGACCCAGTTCATCAAGGTTGTGGCGACCGACGCGGAGATTGCGAAGCAGTTGGCCGCTGAGGTGGATGCCATCACGAAAGGCAACAAGCAATGAAATCCCCTCTCGGCATCACCCTCATCGTCGCCGCCTGCGTAGCGGCTGTTTCTTTGACCGGTTGCTGCAAGGTGCCGACCCCGGCCCAATCGCAGGCGTTCGCCGCCCTGTCCGCCGCGTGGCCAAACGAGGCCCGTATGAGCGAGCTGGGTGCCGAGGCCATGCTGGAAGCCGGCGAGGTCACGGAGGCGGGCAAGGCGGTCCTCGACGCTCGGCGTGAGGCGTTCGGCCAGTTGATCGCCGACCTGCTGTCCGGGGGTGAGTGATGAGCGACCGCGCCAAAGAACTCCTCAAGGCCATCAAAGACGACTGGCAGGCCGAGGGGCAAATCCTCACCGACGATGTAGAGCGGCGGTTCCAGAAACTCGCTGGGCTCGCCGAGCTGGTGGTCCTCGACGGCGGGTCCGACGAAACCGTGAAGGCGTACAAGGATTGTGTGGCCCTCGAACTCGCGTCCGCCGCGTTGCAGGCCGAGGCGCAGGTCCGAGCCGCGTTCCAGCGTACCGCGATGCGGGCGATTCGTTTCATCGTTGCCACGGTGGGGGCGGTGTGAGCGACCAACAAGAGCAACAGATGATCGGCTTGCTGGCCCGCATCAATGACAATGTGTCGGGCATCCGTGAAGAAATGGCCGGTGTCAAGGTCACTCAGCAGAAGCAAGGCGAGGACATCGCAGACATCAAATCGGACATGAAAGCCGAAAACCTGCCTTCGCGTCTCGCCCTAGTCGAGCGCGACCTGGGCCGCATCGGGCGGGCAATGTGGATTGTCGGGACGGCGTTGATCGGCTTGGCGGTTCACACTTTCTGGGATCTCATCACGAAGGGCAAATCGGAATGAACAAGGCACTACTCATCGGTTCCATTCTGTCGGTCGCGTCCGGCTTCGGTCTGCTCCTGCTCGGCAAGGGCGAAGAGGCCGTCGCCATCTCGCTGATCGTCGGCGGTGTGGCGATCCTGGTTCCGTCGCCGGTCAAGGCAAAGTCCAAGTGAAGGGTGGTGCGTGATGGCGACCGGCGATATTACCGCAACAATCCCGAACCTCGACGGCGGCGCGGTAGACCTGCTCATCGAGGGATTCACGACCGGCGCGACTTGGGATGTGGGCAGCGGGGCAGGGACCGCACTCGTCAACCTTGCCGACGCTGACGCGACGCTGACGCTGACCGGCAACGGGTACAACGCGGACGGCACGGTGAACTCGTCGGCGACCTACACCAGCCGGCTGAACGCGGTACGCCGCAAGCCGTACCCGAACGACGGCAGCGAGGATCAGGACGCGAGCGGGTCCGACCTCGACATCCGTTTCAACGCCGACCGATGGCTCTGGACCGGCTACACGGCGACGCTGACCTGTGCGGCTGGCATCGTCACGAACAGCGGCGGGGCCAGCCAGACCTCGAACTCGCTGGCATCGGCATCGGTCACGAACAACAGCACGCTCGCTCCACCGAAGGTCATCGCCCAGTGGGACTTGCAGACCAGCGTTCCGGCCCAGCGGGTGTCGGCTGACTTCACGGTCGGCATCGAGGCGTACCATCATCTCGGCATCGCGTGTGTTGAGTTCACGGCGACAGGCGGGACCAGCGCGCACGAACAAACGGTGCGGGTGACGACCAAGACCCGCAGGCAGTCTGCGAACACTTCGCTGTACGGCGAGGCATACGAGGCCACCATACCGATTGCTGGTTTCACGCAGGGCGAAACCATCACGATCAACGCGGTGGTCAAGCCGAATGTCGGTGCGGCATCGTCGGTGTTCGACTCGTCAGACACGACCGGCGTAGACAATGAGATTCTGCTGCGATCTGATCTGTCGTTCACCTGCAACAAGACCGGGGCATTGGATCAGTATGCCTATGTGGATTCCGGTGGAAACGACGGGACCGGCGTGGTTAGCGGAACCCCAGCAACCGCCGAGGCCAGCCCATACGCGACGATCAAAGCGGCACTGGACGACGGCGCAAACATCGTTCGATGCACGACCGGGACGCACACGATCACTGCCCCGGCGGTGACCACGGCGGATTACTGGGTCTTTGTTGAAGCGGCACCGTCTGCAACGGTCACGATCCAGACATCTGGAAACCTGCTTTACAAGACCCGTCGCCTTTGCATTCGCAATGTCACACTGAACACGGCGCATTTCTGGGACGGAGAAAACACAGAGCGGTGGCTGTGGATTGACGGTTGCACGGTCAGTCAAACCAGCACGACGGTTGGATTCGGCTACCGATCAAAGGGCGTATACATCACCGAGTGCAGCGGAACCTTTGCCGATGTGCTTTCGTTCAGCAGTAGTCGTGTCGCGTATGTGTTTGACGGTGTTGCGTTCACTGGTTTTACAAGATCCGATTGCACATACAAAATGTGCAGGTGTTCCGGTGACCTGCTACTTGAACACAAACCCGCTTCCAACCCAGCACCGACGCAAGACGGAATTATTCCGGCATCATTCAACCAGATGCAGATTGCCGATCGTGACGACAGGGCGATTACCTACAACGGTGCCTACGACACAGCGATAGGGCTTGCATTTCTCGGAAACACGATAGAGCGTCATGGAACCGGATCATCGACTAGCCCGGCAGTGCAGATATACGCAGACAGCGGCGTAAACTCATCCAACAATGTCATTTGGGCTCAAAACACCGTCATCGGCCAAAGGGTGAACTTCTGCTACAACGACAGCGGAACATCTTCGGCCACCCGTTCCAATATTCTTTGGATCGGCAACGCATCCGAAGACGGTTTCAACATCAAGGGCGACACCTTTGGCACACCGAACGCTAATCGGGTAGGTAACTTCCCGACCGGACACGGTACGGGCGTTTTTCACAACAGATCGTTCAATACAACTTTTCCATCAAATGACAGTGGTGCTTCCGCGATGCAGGGTTTTCTTGGCCCGAACACCGTGGACTACGCGGGCGGAACTGCTCTCGGATTCACGGACGATCAATCACTGAACTCGGTCGGCAACGCAGGCGACGGCGACTACACGCCGGACACCGGATCGGTGCTGTTGGAAGAACTGCCTGAGGCGTACCAGTTCACCGAATGGGACTTGTACGGCACGCTCCTCGAATCAACCGCCGACATCGGCGCGGTTCAGCGTGGCGTTGCCACCCTCCAACTCACCATCAACCCGACCACCGCGCCCAGCATCGTCGCTTCGGGCGGCAAACTCGATTTCGGCACGGTCGCAAACGAGACGCTCGCGGCACGGTCTATCGAGATCGAGAACATCGGCAACGCGACGCTGAAACTTGACCTCAACACCGCGACGATCACCAGCACCGACATTGTCAATTACTTTGCCAAGGGCAGCGGCTCGTGGAACGACGATGAGGATGTCGCACCGGACGGCACGCTGCAACTCGCGGTGACATTCAACGCTGCTGCGGCCACGCTTTCGCCCGGCACTTACACGGCGGTTCTGTCGATCCCAAGCAACGACGCAAACAGCCCGTTCACGCTGAACTTGTCGGCGACGATCGCGGCGGCGGGCGGCGGTGAAGACACCATTGCCCTCGGATCAACGATCAGACCACGAAACCCATACCGGAACCGAAACCGGATTTACTAAGGAGGCCAGGCATGGCCGGATCATTGCAACCAGTGAAAGTTCTGAGCGGTTCCGCTCAATTCCTGCTTTGTGATTCAACCCTGACACCAAGCACCAACTCTGCGCTCGACGCGATTAGTGCGATTGTTCCCAAGGCCGTCAAGCCCGCGTATGACAACGCGAACGGGAAGTTCGTGTTCGATCTGACGCAAACGAACAACGCCGTGCTTTGCAAGCTCGGATTCCTCGGGACTGACGCGGCCAACGAGACTGGGACCGCTCGCGTCCGTGGCTGGCACGAGGCCAGGACGGTTGACTCGTCGGTGCCAGAGCCCAAGACCCCCGCTCTGTACCTGCCCGAAGAACTCTTGAATCTGGCGGTAACGCTCGGCGCGTCTCAGCCAGCGGCCAATGTCGGCCAGTTCACGACCAGCATGTTCTTCGCGGACACAATCGCCATCACCAACGACTACACGCGGGGCGAACTTGCCGAGCTGTGCGGGCCGTCTGCTGCTGATGTCGTTCATTATGTCGCGTTCGACGCTCAGGGGTGCAAGTACCTCGAAGTCGAAACCGCCGTTGGGACCGCGACCTCGCTTCTTCCCTTCGTCCTCATGTACTGAAAAGGATTCCCATGCCCAACAAGACCACCAAGCCCGAGTCCAAGTCCGATTGCGACTGCGAAGCCCTGAACAGCGAGATCGAGCGGTACACCCGCCAACTGGCCGAACTGGATCAGGAACTCCAGAGCCGGGATGCCCGGATTGCTGAACTGGAAGAAGCCCTCGCCAAGTGCGGGGACGCAGCCAGAATCCAGCGAGAGCGGGATCACGCGGTCAACCGCGTCCAGCAACTCGAAGCGATCAATACGGACCTCGACGGCAAGGTGAAGGTGTTGACTGCGGAAAACGCCGAACAAAGCGGCTGCATCAAGGCGTTCAAGGCAGTCTGTGATCAGGTGAGCCGACTGGCCCCGCTTCGATCGTCCAACGCCCCAGCGTCAGCCGGAAGAACCGATGTGAACCACAAGAAGAAGATCCCGAAGTTCTCAGGGGACGGCATCAACCCTCAGCACCCCGCACACCCGGCCCACCCCGAGCATGAGTCGTGGAAGGCCGAGCAGGAAGCGATCAAGGCCAAGAAGTGATCCAGACGGCCTCCGAGTTGCGATACACCCCCTACGGTGCGGCGGCGGACCTGTTCCGCTGCCGTGATCCGTGGGTGTTGCTTGAGGGGCCAGCAGGCACGGGCAAGTCCCGTTCGATCCTGGAGTACATTCACTTCTGGCTGAGTCAGGTTTCAGGGGTCCGGGCGATGATCGTCCGCAAGACCCGCGTTTCACTGACAAACTCTGGTCTTGTGACCTTCGAGGAAAAGGTCTTGCCGCCCAACAGTCCGCTCAAGCGCGGGGCCAAGCGGGAGCAGCGCAAGTCCTACAACTACCCGAATGGCTCGGTTCTGGTCCCGATGGGGCTGGAAGAACCCGAGCGCACCTATTCGTCCGAGTGGGACATCATCTATGCGCAGGAGGCGACCGAGATATCCAGTCTCGACGCTGACAAGCTTCAACGCTCGCTTCGCAACAATGTCCTTCCGTTCCAGCAATTCCTGATGGACTGCAACCCAGACAGCGAGTTTCACTGGATCAAGCGGCGCGGGGACAAGGGGGATTTCACCCGTTTGTTCAGCCGACACGAGGACAACCCGACCGTCACACCGGACTACCTGAACCGCCTGAATCGGCTGCCTGAGCCCCTGCGGTCCCGCATGTACCTTGGCAAGTGGGTATCCGCCGAGGGCGCGGTCTACGAGAACTACGACGCGGCGGTGCATCTCATCAACCACAAAGACTTGCCCAAGATCGAGTGGGCGTTCGGGTCTCTGGACTGGGGCTGGAACGACCCGTTCGTGTTTCAGGTCTGGGGCGTGGCCGATGGCTGCCTGTACCGGCTGGCCGAGTTCTACCGCAGCAACCTCAAGTTCGACACGGCGGCGGAGTGGATTCGGACGCTGATCGACCAGTATGAGATCCGCTGGATCGTGGCCGACCCCAGCCGCCCGGACTCGATCGACCTGCTCAACGATCGGCTTCAGGGCTGGGGCAAGCGGGCGGCGGTTCCGGGCGACGACGGGCGGTATCGGATGGTTCACAAGGCGTTCAACGGGATCGCCGAAGGCGTGGACACCATGCGGATCATGCTGGGAAACGCGGGCATCCCTCACACGGAGGAAGGCGCACCCCGCATGTTCTTCGTGCGTGACGCGACCGTGCATGGCCGAGATCCCGACCGCGATGCTCTTGGCCTCCCGTGTAGCACCGAGGAAGAAATCCCGTCCTATGTCTACGAGCGGGATGAGAAGCGGGACGAGACCAAGGAAAGGCCGGACCCGGACTGCGAGGACCACGGCTGCGACGCTGCTCGATATGCGGTGATGAGCTTCTGGAAACGCGACAAACTCAAGTTCCCCGACCGGCCCAAGCGGTACGATAAAGGCACGCTGGGACACCTTCTGGGTCACTCTTAGTTCAAGGACGAACCATGTTTTGCAGGCGAATCAAGCAGGGCGAGTCGTTCGTGATCGAGCGTCCCGAGGGGAACATCGTCATCGCTATCGACCGCGAGGAAACAGAGCGGGGCCGCAGGCACACAATCAAGATCGACGATCCGATGAAAAGCAAGATCCGAATGGTGAGCCGCAAGGTGGCGAGCCAGGAAGTCGAGTGGAACAGGGGGCGGCATGGCACTTGACACACGCGCCGAGGCGTTGGGACCGGAACTGGACGCGGCGAACCGAATGCGGGAATCCCACCTGCGTTCCTTGCCGGGCATGATCCAGCAGTACGCGGGATCGGTCCACAGCGACCCGGATGCTGCCGCACCGGACAACCCGATCTACGAGTACATCACGCTCATGGCCCCCAAGCTGATCTACGAGAACCCCCGTTTCGTCACCAAGACGGCCCGGCCCGGATCTCAGCGTGAGGTCGCACGGGCGATCGGCATGGGTCTCAACCGCTGGGCCAAACAGGGTCGGTTCTGTCGCGTGGGCAAGAAGCTCGCGATCGACTTCCTGTTTGCTCACTTCGTCTGCATCATCCACCGCGAGCCCGCTCCGGGGCATCGCCGCACGCCCGACGACGACCCTCAGTGGCCGACTGTCACCCGCATCGACCCACAGAGGTTCGTGTTTGACCCGATCGCCGAGGATCTGGCTGACGCTCGCTGGATGGGCCATCACTTCTATCGGGATCAGGACGACATTGAGAAGGAGCCCGAGTCCGAGGGATGGATCAAGGACGCGATCGAGTCGCTGGCCGACAACCGGCGAAACGACAAGGTGTCTACCCGGAATCTGTACGGTCAGACCATGACCGACGAGAGCGCGCGGAAGGAAGTGCGGCTCTGCGAAATCTGGGTTCCCGAGCATGAGTTGGAAGACTCGCCCGGCCCGGACTTCGGCTACCACGGGACCATCTTCACCTTTGCGGCTCAGGGCGAAACGGACGGCGGATACATTCAGGTCCGCAAGCCGAGGCCGTACTACGGGCCTCCCGGTGGCCCCTATGTCGTGTCCGGGGCTCATATCGTCCCGTCCGACCCGTTCCCGATGAGCCCGTTGCAGGCCATCGACGGGCATACCCGCAACTTGGTCAATCAGGCCGAGTTCATCGCTGAGACCGCCAAGCGGTACAAGCGCATGATTCTGGTCGATTCGGCTGACCCCGAGATCATTGCCAAGGTCAAGGCCGGTGAGCATGACTTGGTGGTTCCGGTCGCTGGTGCGTTCCCGCAGGGCTCGGGCGGCGTGGTTCCCCTCGAAATCGGTGGTCTGACCGAACAAATGCTGGCCTACATGCGGATCGTTCGGGAGCAATGGGACCGAGCGAGCGGGATGCACGAGGTTCAGCGCGGCAATGTCGAGAGCGACACGACGGCCACGGCGGTCGCGGTCGCCAACGATGCCTCCGAGACCCGTGTTTCCGGGATCAAGGACGGGTACGCCGAAGGTGTGGCGGAGATCGCCAACCGGGTTGCGTGGTATCTCTACCACGATGACGACATTCAGTTCCCGCTGGGCGAGGAAGCCGCTGAGGAACTGGGCATGGTCGAGCCGTGGTTCCAGGGCGGAGACTTCGAGGACAGGTCTGGGGCAACCTTCAACGATCTGGAACTGGAGATTGAGCCCCTGAGCATGGAGCGCGTGAGCGAGGGCATGGTCCAGCGTCGCACGCTCGAAGGCATCCAGCTCATCGGAAGTCTCGTCCCGGTCATGGTCCAAGCCCCGTTCGTTCGTTGGCCCGAGGTCATCGGGTCGCTGGGCGAGGCGTTGAACATGCCCGATCTTGGTGACTGGGTGGATATGAAGATGCTCAAGCAAGCGAGTCAGGCCCAGTACAACCCCCAGCGCAGCACGCCCATGCTGGGCCGTCAGGTGGGCCGCACGCCCCCGCAGGTCCGTCAGGAGCCGCAGGGCGGTGGCGGGGCGATGCCCGGACAGCCCCAGTTGCAGGGCAACATTACAGGACAGAATCTCGCGGTCCCCGCGTAGGAGTAGCCCATGCCCATGTACGACTTTGAGACCCCGACCGGCGAGGTCGTGGAACACTTCTTCTCGATGGCGAATGCACCCAAGATCGGGGAGGTCGTGGAGATCGACGGGGTTCGATGCACCCGCCTGATGTCGGACTGTCAGACGAGCGTTCGGGCGGACATTCAGCCGTTCGTGTCTCGGACGCTTCCGCCGAACGATCCTCGGGCTCCGCGTCACGACAAGAAGGGGCGGGCCATGTTTGCCAGTCAGCGCGAGGTCAACGAGTACATCGCCAAGACCGAGGGTCAGTTTCACTACGACAAATGACGGATTCTTGGCTGAATCCTTGGGAATCTGGGTATACTGAGACAGGCCACGGCTCGACAGCCGGGCGACACCGGGCAGAACGCTCTACCTCGACGGGAGCGTTTTCATGCCTGAACAGGCCGAGACTCAGACGGTAGACACCGAAACCAAGCCAGCACCGACCCCGACTCAGAAGATCGAGGCGGCGGAAGATGCGTGGTTGTCCGCGAACATTGCGGACTCTGAGCCAAAGGCGGTTCACGATCCTGGGGACGAGACCGATCACGAGACCAAGCCAAAGACTCCGAAGACCAGCGACACGGCTGAGTCGTCGGATACTGATACCACCGCATCGGCAGGCGACACGGCCACCGATGGCACCGACCCGGATCTTGAGAAAGCATTGTCGGCGTTGCGGCGTGATGGCACACCGCAGCACATCATCGACATGATTCTCAATTCCGAGAACGGCCTGCAAGAGCTGAAGAACTTGGGGCTCAAGCGGTTGAAAAACCAGTCCGATGTCGATCGCAAGCTCTCCGAGAGCAAGCGGTCAGAAACCGATTCGGTCGAGAGCCAGAAGGCGACGGCCAGCGAGGGCGACACGGCCCCGCAGGACCAGAACCAGACGGACAACCTGGCGAAAGCGGTTGAATGGTTCGAGCAGGAGTTTGGTACAGAAGCGGCTGCCGCGTTTCAGCAGTTCGGCAAGGGCATTTTCGCCGATGCCGAGCGAATGATTCAGCAGCGGTACGAGCAGGTCGAAGGGGACAGCAAACTGACGCGGGCGTATGCGGAGCGAATCATGCTCCAAGACGCACGCAAAGCGGTCTCTGAGGACTTCCCGCAACTGAAAGACGATGAGGCGTTCCAGACGGTCGTGGCGAAAGTCCGCAGTCTGGTCAGGACCGGGGACTACGAGGACGCGGAACACGCGATGCGTGACGCGGCCTTGCTGACCTTCGGTCGGGACACGCTTCAACGCGCCAAGTCTGCTTTGGACCAGTCGCGCCGGTTGAAGAACGCTGGGAATCCGACCGTGAAAACGCATCGGGCTCCGGCATCTTCGATGACTCCCGAGGAACGCGAGAACGCGGCTCTGGATCTGATCCTCGACGGGAAAGACCCGAACACTGTTCGGAAAATGCTCTCGTCCTGAGGATTCCGGCGTGGGAATGACCCCGTGGCTCTAACGCCCAGGCATCTCACCGGAGGCCAAAGCAATGGCCGGTTCACCACTTGCAGAGTTCACCGACTTTATGTCGGTCACTGATTTCCATGTTCTCACCGGGCCTGATGTCATTCAGGTCGAGGCGTTCGAGAACTCGTATATCCTCGACCGCTTCATGCGCGGCACGGATATGTCGCAGACCATCCAGAGCGGGTCGAAGATCAAAGACTTCATCATGTTCGATGAGGCCAACACCTTCACCTCGTTCCAGCCCAACGAGACCTTCACTTGGGAGAACCCGCAGGTTCTCAACGAGTGGGAAGTCCCGTGGCGTTTCCACCTCGACCATATGTCGTGGACT